CTGATCTACCTGATAAGGGGGTTATTCCATTAATTCCAAAATTAGTTCTTGCTACTACTAATACTAAAGATCTCAATGCGCATCATGCTGTAGCAGAATCTTCTGCTGTCTTAAGACGTTTTCCCATTGTAGTGCAACCTATCTTGAAAGCTGAATTTTTGGACGCCAATACTGGTATGATGAAGAAACTGGATAGAGTTGTGCACGATGCATGGGACTTTCGAGTTGAAACAGTAAAGTTAACTATTCGAGGAGAACTTGGTTGTGATAAGGTTATCACGACCCGTCACATCGTTCAAGGAAGTGACGGTAGTGATCTCATGACTGGGGCAGATCTTTCTGCTTTCTTGGTTGCTGAAGCTGTCAAACATGAACAAGCCAGTACTGTTATGCTGGAGAGTAACAAAGTTGACCCTTCTATTTGTATGTGTGAGCATGGTGTATTATCACACTTCATATGCAAACAGTGTACTTTAGAACCACAAGCTTGGACTAATCCTTTTGTCAGGAAAAAGACTTTTTCAGAAAGAATGAAGAATAAGTTCCTACATTTTGCTATTGATTATTTGCCTATAGAAACATACATGAAGACTATTCTTCAGGATTACACTTTTAGAGATCACATCCGCGTTGCAGAAACACGTCTGGGATTGCGCATACCTCAGCGGACGCAACGAGCCCGTGATGCAGTCATGATTTTCGGATCATGCACTCTCAGTGCTGTTGTGATCACAGCTTTGGTGAAATATTTTCGAAAGAATGATCGTTTGGAGTCTCAATCATCTAAGAATATTTGGGCTTTATTATCCAGTAACAATGTAGATTTTTCCCTTCCCAAAGTCCACAAGAAAGACAATTTGCAAGAATTGCTTTCGAGTGTACGTAAAGGCAGTTTTCGATTGGCTGTTAAAGCTGGGGATAAAGCACAAGAAGTTACTGCTTTTAGTTTCAAAGATGGTTGGTATGTGACTGTATCACACGTCTTTTTAACGGGGGATAAGTGGAGTTGTGTAGCATCCTATCCCTGTGGAAAGAACTATTCTTTGAAAAGCCAATGTCCGTTCACTTTATCTAGGAAATCTATAAAGTTTTTACCTAACGATTTGGTGATGTTTGAATGTGCTAATCTTTTGCCACGTAAGTTCCTTTACAACTTTCTCCCTAAAACAATAGATCGTGCTGGTCGTAATTTCAAAATATATGATCCACGTTTAGATATTTTGGGTGAGGGTATGTCAGTGAATTATGGTGCGCTGCAATATTTAGCTGATGATGGTTCACTTATCACTGGTAGCTTTATGAACGCGACTAGAACCGACAGAAATCCGTTGCGAGGTGATTGTGGTAACATTGTTATTT